CGACTCATTATATATGCAGTTATAAGACAAAATCTGTACAAGTTATGTATCCCATAACTTGCACTTATTTTCCCAAATAACTGCACTTCTAAAGAATCTTTAGCTGTGCGTGTGACTAGCACATTAATCAAAACATCATGATTAATCCACCATCCTATTAAGTCCGTTTCAGATGGATGGGCTTTGTGGAACAAGACACCCACTTTATAAAATTTAACATTTAATTAGCTTTTGTTTTCAGATATAATTATACTGTTTCCTAAGGTCGTCAAGATTACCTAGAATGTATTTATTACGGATCATTTTAACGAGATGTTTTAGTCCAGTAAAATATCAATATCGATTAGCAACTAGTTTATTTCTATTGTACAGAATAACAGTTCGTGGAGCATTATCTTCTGAAATAATAGAATTAACAGGTAAAACGTCGAGAAGTAGTCGCCTCATCGAGATCTTATCTTTCTGGGTCAATGAATAAACTTCAGCAAACTTTCTAGCTATTTCTTTTCCTTCCTCTGACTGCTTATTTATAATCAAATCTCATAAATAGTAAACATACTCACTCAGGATCTGCTCCAAACTGCCTCGATGTGGCATTATTACTAAGTAATCACACACCTGATTAAGTAAAGTGACTAGTGATGGATTTAACTTTTCACTATACATTAACTTATTATATAAATGTGCTTCATCTCAGATATAAGTATAATCCCTATAAAAATATCTACGTAATAAGTGTGCACCCTTATAAATTTCAGAACTTCAAAATCCAGTTCCTAAACCTCTAAAATCATCACACTTCATACCACTCTCTTGTACAATCTGAAATAGTATATCTTCATCAACATCAATTGGTACTCGAATCATTGCATCATCACCGCTGACAATCACCCGTCATCTATCGTCAAGCTTATCTCCCGTCCTTTTACAATATTCATTAAAGATAGTCGATCATAGTACTCAATTAACCAAAGTCCCCACTAACGACGTAAAAGGATGACCTGAAGGAATCCCCTTCATAACCTTGATTATGAATCCCGGGTCAATAATAATAAATTTATCAATAAATGACGTCATGCAAAAGAAAAATAAATTCCGAGATTTAATTGAAGCACCAAAACAAGATTTCAGAAGTAAGAAAGAAATAACTATTAGTTCTTCGTAAACATGATTGTCGAAAGAAGATCAATCTGGACTAAAATAAATACAACGATGGTCATCCGCAAAATTCGACTCTAAATATTTAATTTCACTTACTTTCAAACTCTTTCCAACAAATAATTCTGAATAGGGGAGAAGGTTAAGATGTTCGAATATCTTTTGTGAAACAGCAGAATTTACAATATTTAATACATTATCACAAAGGGCGATTGGTCTTGCTTTTAACTCGTTCTTTTCCTGAGTCAATTCAGCTGCTTTTGGTCTCGTTCCGTATGTTCATAAACCTAAACAATAACACAAATCATCACGAATTTTATCAAATAAAACTTCAGCAACCTGAAAAGAGAACGGATACGAATCTGCCCTTGAATAACCACCTAACAAAGAAGAAATAAAGCCAGAATAACTAGTAGGATTTATACGCACACTTCGAATATCTAGATTACGTACACTACCAAGATACGGTAATTTTATAAACTGAATCCTATTTTCAACACCCTCCAACAATTGATCATAACTAAACCTACTTGGAGCTGGGGTTGACATTGTTATTAAAGAATTTAGAATCGCACTCATTCCACCGCGTACAACAACTTTATTATTGTTAATCTTTTCCAAAGCCTTTGAGTAAATACAATTTTCATTCGATGAATCCAACTTACTAAGAATGAAATCAATAAATGGTGTTGCACTTTCTCGCAAATCTACTTTGTTGCTATTGAACTTAAAAGGTAATAAGCCAACTAGCTGACACACTTCATTAACTTGAAATAAACATTTTGTTGTATCAATCTGCGATCTAATTTCTTCAAAGTTTTGTAAGAATTGACTTTTCTTCTTTGTGACAAAATACGAATATAACTTTGTGACTGGTGTTTCAAAGGTAAAATCTAATTTTAGTTTCTTGTCCCAAGTGATAACATCATCATCTTTTAAGTCGGCTGACACAAAAATACCTTTTCATATATCCCAAGGTTTTCCAGAACTAATTTTCGAAATTAATCTCAAAGGGTGAAACAAAAGAGAAAACTTTGAAAAACTTCTTTTACTAACTTGCTTTCTCCACTCTTTCCAAATTTCCAAATCCTTCTTAAGTCTAGATATAATTATATCTGGATCACCTACAAACCCAGCTTCTTCGAATAATCCTTAAAACTAAATGTTCCCGCACGTAACGCCTTGATTGCTTCAAGCTTCAATTCTCGTAATGCTTCTTCCGCTTTCAGTACTATAACTTCCTTTTCTTTCTCATCACCGGTTCAATCTGCAAGAGCTAATTGTGACTGAAGTGATATTGGTAAATATTCAAAATTCATAGACTCAATAAAAACAACCTCAACTTTAAGATCAACTTCGCTTTCTTTGTCGAAAGTTTCTCTTGCTGTTGAAACTGATTTATTATAAACTTCCATCGCACTCATGACTGACGCAGCGAAAGACGCGTTACGATCCTTTCTTCGTGCTTTGGCAGCTAGTACCAAAGCATACTCTTGAGGGCTAAGAACACCCTTTAGATAATCAGGTGCTTGTGAGAGTGTTCGCCATTGAGTCTTCTGATCAGCTAACCATGCACTAATTGATTTATTACGTAAAGCTAGCTTTTCTAGTGACCCATAATGAACATATTTCGCAACTTCTGGGCGTTGTGCGAGTAAATTAGACATAATAAAATTATATTTTGACAACCCTGTGTTATACTTTTGTTCTAATAGCTTAATGTCATTTATATAGTGAATGCCAAATTTATCAACTTTGTTGACCTCATTGACAAACTTCTCCATTGCTGACTCCTGGTCGCTTACCGAAGGAGATGCGGCGAATTTTAG